TTTCTCCTCAAAAGTATGGGAGAACCACGCGCCTTGCGTGATCCTCCCATGATGAGTTAGGCAGCCTTCTTCTTTGGTTGCACGAGGTCTAGTCCATGCTCCGCTGCCATGCGCTGTAGAAGCACCGCCTGTTCCTCCGAAGATAGTTCGCTGTAACCTTCGCTGACTTTTTCTATCTTCGGCTTTCCAGACTTGCCTGTGTATAAAGGAAGGAAGTCTTGGCCTAACTCAGCCTCGATCTGCTTCCCTGTCAGGTCGCGCCTCATGCCGTCTTTTACATGCTGGCGATACTTTACAATGGCATTTTTGATGGCATTGGCAAGCACTACATCCTCGCCCCAAAACTCCATAGCTTCCTTGATGGTTTCTGGAACCATCCAGTTTGTGACTACAGGCTCCTTCCCTGCAAGTTCCGTCTTGACTGTGAGCATTTTACTCATGGTCTTTACCTCCACAATGGAAAAGGGAAACCCGGTATTTCGCCGAACGTTATGATTGTGCAAGCCCTTTCGGGCGCAATCAATTCCGTATACCGGGCGGCAAACTATATGTTTGCCATATTTTTATTATGGCATAATTTTATGTTATTGTAAACAATTTTTTTCCATATCCATGAAAAGAATTGGGGCACCATGTTGGGCATCCTGCCCATGATGGTACGCGTCACCAGTACCAAACGGCGATTATGTTTTTTCCTTGACCCAGACCGGCGGCCTATCGTACTATACGTCATCGTTAACCCAAAACGGAGGCAAAAAACTATGGCATATGCAGTTTACATTTCGGACGGTTCCGCGTGGCATCTCGCCGGTACTACCATCTCCCTTCATCATGCGATGTGCGCAATGGAGAACATGCGTGGCAAAAACCCCGGACGCATCGTCCAGTATTCGGATGCCGCCGAACTCGCCGCGTCCAGTCCACATTCGCCGGTACCGCCGCCGCCGCCGACACAACCGATGAGTTCTTCGGAATACTTGGAGCCGCATATATTCGGCATCCTTCGCCAAATAACGGACAAGTAAAGTCCCAAGTATTCACACAGTATCTACTAAGTAATGGCACTTCGGTGCCATTACTTTTTTTTGTTTTATTACCAAGTAAAGACTAATCATAACCGAAACATCATTAAGTATTCGCCAAGTATTCGCCCAGTATTCGTCAAATCTATCCTTAAAACTATACTTTAGAACCCAGTTGCGAACCATTCTTAACTCGCGCGCGGGGGGGTGGGTGGGTGGGGAAGCACCTCCACACAACAGTACCGCTCACGCCAAAATGTAGAAATTCTCACGTTTTCTACTATTTCATGTACATATAGTATATCAGTCCTCTTGCTCTATGGGCTCTTTCCATGTATGGTCCTCCACACATGAGGTTTCTACTATAAAGAAAGGTGTAGAGAGTGGCTGACAGTAGTTATGCGCGACGCCGAGTGATGGAGGAAACGCTCATTCTAAAGGATGAGTTCAAGCGTCGAAGGGAAAACGATCCTTTACAAAGTTTCTCTTTATTTTCTCCCCAGAATACCTTTGTGGAGGACATACTAATCCGACGGGTAAAGGAAGGATATTATATAGGAGCGAATAGATCGGGGAAGAGTGATGCAGGAGCCTATCTAGGTTCACATTTAGCCCGCTTTGGCTTCGACGGCGAGAAAGGATTCACATATGGGAGGGGAAGTAAGATAGGTGTACGGGATATGGCGACTAGTGGATGGGTATCCGCTATCGATTTCCCGACGTCCCGTGATACTATTCAACCCAAATACTTCGATAATGGCTTCGTTCCTCCTGGTTCCACACATGAACCCTTCATTCCTACCCGTGAGATAGCAGAGTGGAGAGTATCCGATCAGATCCTTAAACTCAAGAATGGCTCTATTATCGGTTTTAAGAGTGCAGACTCCGGTAGGGTAAAGTATCAAGGTGCGGAGAAGGATTGGATTCACTTTGATGAGGAACATCCAGAGGGAATATATGAAGAAAGCGTTATTCGTGTCGGTGCACGGCCCCTCTCCATATTTACTACATGCACCCTTCTCCCTCCTGAGGGACAGATTGGTGGCGTTACATGGATTTTCACAAAGATTGTTAAGCCGTGGAAGAAGGGTCTTTTAGAGAACATTGGCGTGTATAACGCATCTATATATGACAACCCTCACATCAATACAGATGAAATAGCGTTCCTGGAGAGTAAGTATCCTGAGGGCTCAGCTCAGAGGCGTATCCGTCTAAATGGAGAATTGATAGCAGGTTTGTCTGGTGCTCGGGTCTATTCCGGTTTCGACTATCGACTAAACGTGCGAGAACAACCCGAAATCGCGTTGCGACGGCCTATTGCCTGGGTATGGGACTTCAACGTAGAGCCAATGGTATGTATTATTGGGCAAAGAGAAGGTTCCTTGTTCCGAGTTCATAAGGAACTTATATTAGAAGAAGGTAGCATCCCTGATATGGTAGAGCAGTTTCGTATGACTCACCCTTATCACATGGCAGAGATATGGCTCTACGGCGACGCTTCTGGGAATAGTCGCACAGCACAGACTAAAGTCTCCTCGTATAATATAATTCTTAAGGAGATGATGGACTATCCTACTCCTTGTCGTATGAAGGTTCCAGAAAAGAATCCTGGCGTCGTGAATAGGATAAATAGTGTGAATAGAAACTTCAAAGATGAGGAGGGTATATGTCAGATAGAGATAGACCCCTCCTGTATTGAACTCATAGATGATCTTGAGCAAGTTGTGACGGATGGTAAACAGGGTATTAAAAAGACATTCAATAAGAGAGACCCCTACTATCGTCGCACACATATGTCTGATGCGCTCGGTTACTGGATCTTTCAAGAAGCACCTATAACGCCGGTACAGACGGAGGCCGTCAGATCGGGTTCCTCCTCTATTCCTTCACCGAAGTATGGTAGAACATGACTTATATTGACAACGAGGACACAGGACCATATGCTTCTCCAGATGCAGTAGTGATTTGCCGTTTATGTGGCAAGGATCTTCCTGCGGGTGGCACACGACGTATTGGTATATGCGTGGAGTGTGTAGCTAACGAGCGGTTTAATCATATAGAGATACCAGGACCAAGATATGGTAGACGAACCAACTAACATTGAGAAACAACCAGGGGAAGATGTTCCCGTCAAGGAGGGGGACGACGACCTCTCCGTGATGAATGCTATTCGGCAATATAAAACTGAAGCCGAGGATGCACGTCGAGATAGACTACGGAGGAATAAAGATAATCGAGGGGCATACATGGGCCAGCAGGACTGGACTCATAAGAAGAAGGGACAGAGTAAGGAGTTTCTACCTAAGACACCCGCCGCAGTTGAACAGTGGGTTTCCTTTGTTAAGAGGGCACTGACACAGTTCGGTGACTGGTATGAGATTGAGCTAGGAAGGATGAACAAAGGTCCGTTGTCGGGAGCAGCTATTCGACGACTCCTCGACTGCTTCCTCGACAATCTCATCGTAGAGGATAACAAAGAGAGTGCTTTCTCTACCCTTCTGTCGGATGGTATCAAGGTAGGTTCCTTAGAATCCCTTGTTATATTCAAAGTCCACGGAAACCTTGTCAAAGAGACTCGATTTGAGATAGAACCGGGTCAGGTATTCTTAGATCCTGTATCGGGTCAGAGAGATGAGACGCCTGAGCGCCTCGTTGATAAATCAATGAAAAGGTGGAAACTCCGTATTGATCTTGTACGTCCTGAAGACTACCTTGTAGATCCTACAGGAGCCGGCTTATACGAGATACATTCGGTAGAGCGGGACCTCCACTATGTAATTGATCGTGCTAAGGAAGGCACATATGATCGCGCGGCTGTAGAACTCTTAACGGAGGACTTTCAAAAGAAGCGTAACAATGAAAGACGCGACCCCGAGGACATGGGGCAGAACGAAACCTCGAAACCCTCTTTCCGTAAGCGGGTTGTGATAGATGAGTTTTGGGGAACGATCTTGGACTCCGACGGCAAGGTTGTTCATAAGAACGTAGTATGCGTGATGGCTAACAATAAGTATCTTCTCAGGAAGCCAAGGAAGAATCCTTTTTGGCATCAGGAGAGTCCATTTGTTGCGACACCTCTTATTAGAGTGCCCTTCTCAGTATGGCACAAAGCTCTGTTCGACCATGCGGTTGAGCTTAACTTCGTAGCTAATGAGCTGTTCAACCTCATTATCGACGGCGGTATATCGGCTGTTTGGGGCATCAAGCAGTTGAAGGTTGACGCCCTGGATGATCCACGTCAAGTATCGGATGGCATCCCTCAAGGAGAGACACTCGTAGTTAAGGGCTCATTCCCTGCTGGGGATAAGGTTCTTGAGACTGTAGCACAAGGCCAGGTGCCGGGAGATGCTATGGCAGTTCTTGAAATGCTCTCAAGAGAGTTTTCCGCTGCTGCCCTTTCCAACGAATTGAAGATGGGCAATCTCCCAGGGAAGCAGGTCAGAGCCACTGAGATTGTCGAACTATCACAGAGTCAAGCTGTCACTCTCGACGGCATAATAGCAGATATTGAGCAAGACCTTGTATCAAAGACACTTCGTAAGAGCTGGCTCACTATATGTCAGTTTATGGACAAAGTTCCAGCCGAGGAAGTCATATGTGCGATTGGCACTGAAAGTGCATTTGCCCTATCCAATATGACGCCTAAGCAACGATTTGCTGCTTACTCCTATGACTGTGCCTTTAGAGTCCACGGACTCTCCGCAGTTCTGGCGAAAGCTCGCGACTTCCAGAAGATTATGGCCCTTATGCAGGCTGTCTCAACTAATCCCATCCTTCTCCAAGCATTCTTTACAAAGTATAGTCCAGATCGTCTTCTCTCGCATGTTATGAAAACCCTCGCGGTTAATCCCGAGCAGATGGCCCGTGACGAGGAGGAGATGGTCAAGATGCATACTGAACTTCAGAACCTTGCTACTTTCCAAGCCCTTACATCAGGTAATACAGGAGGTACTACAAATGGAGGTGGGGCTGGTCCAGGAGCTGAGAGTGTGGGTGAGCCGGGTCTCCCCGCTGAAATTAACCAACTTGTCAATCCCGCGACGGGCATGACGAGTAATCAATAGTACCCTAGAGCTATCCTCCTCCTATTTCGGCTAACGTATCAGGGAAGGGACGCATAAGGGACAAGGCTTCATTTGACCGTGAAGCAGAGTTAGAGAGTGGTGTTTGGTCAGTTTGTTGTTTGCGGCTTGGCATAGAGGAAGATCGCCGATGAACTTCGACGCCAAGCCTCGCAAACTATATAAGGAGAAAATGATATGCCAAAAGAGAAGAATGAAGCTGGAAAGGCTATTAGCTCTGCTAAAGGAGTAGTTGTGTCAGACAGGATAAAAAATATAAGAGCAGTGAGAAAGAGAGCACAGGAGCGGATAAAACAAGTAGAGCGGAACAAGCGAGAGCGGGGTATGGTACCTAGCTTAGTTGGAAAGAAGTAATAAAATGGATTTGCCTTGGGTGGTGCATGGTAGTAACGGCAGGGATGGCGTTACTACTACCGGACCAACATTCGACGCCGAACTGAAGGAGGGAAGCGTTTCCCGTTTCGAGGTGACACCGGAGGAGGCCGGACTCTCTGACTCCTCGTCCGAAGCCCTGCTGAGTGGTAAGGTGGAGGAAAACGTTGCCATGATGCGTGCCTTTTTGGATGGTGAGAATGGTTCCCTACGCAATCTTGTGCTTCTCAACAGCGCCGCGGCGTTGGTCATCGCTGGCCACGCCAAGGATCTGACTACAGGCGTGGAACTATTAGTGCGGGTCATTGACGATAAATCATTGACGACTCTTTTGAAACTATTCAGAGTTGGTCCTGCTAAGGTTGACTGGGATCGTGTTGCTAGTGAATGTCCATCTCTTTTCCGTTTAGCTATGGATATTAAAGAGAACGGACTTAAAGAACCTATCATACACGATCAGGATGGTAAAATAGTAGATGGAGTTCATCGCTTATTCGCTTTATGGTTACTCAATTACGAAGGTGAAATACCGACTAAGGAGGTTAATAAAAGGTGAGTGAAATAACAAAGGAGCTTATCAGCCGTCTGGAGGTAATGTCCACTAACACCTGTCTCCCTCTTGAACGAAGAATGATTGATACGGCTGTATGGTTCCACAAGAATAAGGACCGTATACCTAGAGAAGCCCTTGACAAGCGGGTTGACTTTCTTGAGAAAACAGTTGACATTTTTCTTGAGATGATGGCTATGTCTATGGATCGTATCCAAAAGGCGGAGGGTCGACGGAAGAGTGACTCTCTTTGGCTACCTAATGGTATGACTATGACTGGCGATGTAAGAGAGTTTGATTGATGCCGGATAATGGTACTATTAGTCAGTTTAGGAATATACATCAGGAGGACATTGTTGTACCTAGTTCATCTCTTAAAGATGCTTTTAGTACGGATGAGGATACTGTTTTCTCAAAGATTATGCAGCTCGGTGAGCATGGTGAAGGTCAGACAGAACATTACGCACTCGCTAGGGTGATTCATGCAGTAGCAGACCAGGATCCAGCGTTCCAAAAATTACTGAAGCAGCTTGTCAATAATCTTAGTCCTAAAGATAAGAAGTTAGCGAAGCGGCGCTATGAGGAGGATTTCAAGGGGTATAGCGGGACGAACTTTGAAAGTTTTGATAACTTCCTAAACAATTTTTGGGCAGAAGGAATAGTGCAGCATCTATTACAAGGCCCGGGTGGAACTTCAGAGATCGACCAAATTAAAGCTAGTAACCCCGATGCCGTACCCACACTGGATGCCATTGAGCAGTTGTTTAAGGGCGATCCTGGTACAGAGGGACGAATAAGGGGATCGGAAAATTTTCAGCGGAAGCCAACACCCCCTTTATCTTTAGGAACTGGTAGTGGGCATTTTACAGCACAACCTCTTTTACAAGACCTTCCGCATGGTGGTAAACAAACTCATAAATCTTATGGCTTTGAGCTGGAACTTGACAACCAAGAAGTTCTTAATAATATGGCAACTGTGCTAGGACTATCACCAAACTATATAGACGCTCTTCGTGGAAATTTTGGACGGTCTAAATTTGACTTGACCACCAACGGAAATCAACTTGTAAAATCCCGAAACCGCAACTGGGGAGGTGGTGCCACCGTGTATCCTTTGGAGAATGTTTTCCTCTCAGGAGACTACAACCAATGGGGCAAAGAGAATGACCCAACTAAAGCGTATCAAGTAGGGGTAGGTTACTCTGGTGGTGATAACGGGATAACAGCGGGACTACGCGGTGGACAGACATTTCACGCAGACCAATTCAACAAAACAGGAAAGCCTGAAACAAATATCTCTGCGGAAGCTACCGTACCCTTAAATTTAATTCCAATTTTAGGAAGAATATTAGGTTATAGCCCTTAACGCCTCTATAAGCCCCGTGTGTGAGTTTGAATATAATCAGAAAGGAGCGAAATAAAATGAATAAAGACCTCGACATAGACGAAACTCTTGAAACAGTACATGAGGGCCAACGTGCTCGGATTGTTCGTGGCTCTGTAGACGAATACCTAATAGATCAAGAGGAAGATATACTAAACAGAATGGTAGCTGCATACCGGGCTGATGGATTGACCGATGATATGATGCGCGGTAATGTAGGCGAAATCTCAGCTCTACGGGCGTTTCGTGAATATATCGAAAGCACAATTCGTAGAGGCGTAATGGAAGCAGAGAAGGAACTTGGAAATGGCTAAGAAGAAAGTTAAAGAAACTGTTGAGAAAACTTACGAGGAAGGTGATCGCGCCCCTGGTGAGGATGCTCCAGTTGACGATAGTCATATAGGAACTGATCTTCCCTTAGATGAGGCGGAAAATGAGGAACCTGCTCAGGTTGCTGATGATCTTGAGGAAGTGCTTATTGACGGAGTACGATATATGTTACCTGCGGACGCAGCAGCTTCATATAGATCTCAGGAGGAACGTACTGCAGATGAGTTAGCATCTCTTCGTGCTAATCCTCCCTTAGCTGAACCAATCTCAGGGAGTGTTATAACTGAGGACGAGAGTGAGGATATTGAGACTCTTCTTTTCACAGATCCAAAGAGGGCTCTTGATCTCCACGCAGAGCGTGTTAAGAAAGAAGTTTCCTCAGATATGAGGGATCGGTATCAAGCCGAACGTGCTAGAGAAATGTTCTGGGAGGATTTCTATAGAGAGCATCCAGAACTGGTAGATGAGAAAGACTATGTAGATTTTACTCTTAATAAGCATCTTGATGGACTATCCAATCTTAAAGGCAAGAAGGCGCGAGATGAGCTCGCTAAGCTAGTGAAGGGTGGCATCTTGAAACTCATGAATAAAGGTAGGAACGCGCAGAATAACGAGGAGGGTGAATCCTCCTTGGAAGGCGGCTCCGGTGGTTCGTCCAATTTTCCCTCTCCCGACGGTACGCCGCAGGGACCGGAGACAGGGCGGTTGTATTCATTATCTGATGCCTTAAAAGAGCGTAAAAAGAAAAGGCTTCAGAAAAATAGAGAGGCATCATAAATGGCCCAATTTCAGTGGCAATTCGATGCTCCTTCGGGCGTCTTTAAGTCTCACGCCATGTCGCGTAAACTTTATATGGCTGCCCTGGAGAACGCCGTGTTCATGGACTTTGTTTCGTCCGTAGATGGATACGGCAGAAAGATGGGCGATACCGTCACGCTGACGCGTATTGCGACCATGACTGAACCGACCTCTGCAGATTTGACAGAAGGCGAGCGCATCCCGGAAGATACGTACAGTATCTCTACCACCTCGATCACCGTGAACGAGATTGGTCGGGCCGTTCCCTTTACGTCCTTTGCTGAGGATCTTACCTTTTTCGACTTGGAGAATGGTGTCCAGCGTCGGCTTCGTGACCAGATGGGTCAGGTTCTCGACACTAAAGCTGCCACCGCCTTCAAAACGGCTCAGGTTAAGTACATTCCTACCGGCGTAGCAGCTGGCACTTTCGATACCGATGGTACCGCGAGTACAAGTGCGACGGCCAACTGGAATGTTTATCATATTGAGGAGGTTCGTGATTACCTCTTTGATACCCTCCAAACCCCTCCACTTGAAGGCGACGACTACGTAGCTATTTTCCGTACGTTGGGTCTTCGAGGTATCAAGAGGGATCCAGCTTGGGAGGAATGGCATAAGTATACCGACCCCCAGGCTAAGTATAACAACGAGATTGGACGTGTTGAAAACATCCGTCACGTTGAAACTAACCATGCTAACGCTCTTGCAAAGAAGGGTACCGGTTCGGTGCTTGGTGAAGGTGTTGTGTTTGGTCAGGATAATATCGCTATGGCAGAGGTGCTTACCCCGGAACTTCGGGCTGAAGCAAAAGGTGACTTCGGTCGCTCCCGCGCTGTTGCTTGGTATGGCATCCTGAACTTTGGTATTATCTGGGATACGGCCAACGCCGGTCAGGCCCGGATTGTTCACGTAACTTCCTCGTAAGAGGCATCCTTGGTGGATGTATTTATAGGAGACTATAGGTGGCTTATACACATAGTAAATATGAGGTCGAGATAGTTCCGGCACAGGGAGCAACTGCTGCCGGTGCTACAGCAGTAATGAATGGTCTTGATCTCGCCGTGACTACAGTAGCGGGTGTTTGGGGGCCAGGTTTTGTTCCCCACATCATTCGTGGAGCCGGTTTGGTTCGTGTTGGTGCTCAGGCAACTGGTGCTTTCAGCGGCGCTCCGGTAGGTGTTCGGTTCGAAGGAGACATCAGTACCCCTGGTACTCCTACGCATCTGTTCACCATTTCTCTTCCTAGTGGTGCTCATGGGCATACTTCGATCTATCACAGACCGACTTATTACATTGAGCTGAAGCCAGGTATGCAGTGTGAAGTTCACGCAACTACAGCTGCTACTGCTGGTGTCTATGCGAAAGCTATGCTTTATGTAGAGCCTCGTTGGGAAGAGCCAGGAAACGTAACGACTATGCAGGCCGCTACGTAATGTCAACCCAACTCTCTTAGCGTTAGTAACCCCTGGTATCCCGAAAGGGGGAGGGCTAATAAGAGGGTAAAGGAGAAAGTAAATGGCAGCACTTACTGCAACTTGCTGGACTGTAACGGTCGAAGATCGTGCAATCTGGGGCAAGAAGAAACGAAATCGGTGCAAGCTGGTTTCTAATACAGGAGCTAGGTTTTATCCCTCCTCAGGAGGATGGCCTCTCCCTACTTCACTAGGCATGGTCAGGAACGTTGACTATGTTATTATTACTCAAGGGCTTTACCCTCCTTCGGGTGCTACTGGCGCAGCTGGTTCTATCCGTTGGAACTATGTAGCTACTGAACATAGTATACATGGCTATTGGGAGACAGGTGCTACTAGTACTAGTAATGCCGCCCCAGTTATGCAGGGTGAACTTCCTACAACCTGGAAGCCCTCAGCTTTTTCATCAGCTGGAAGCTCAGTTATGTATGTAGAGGCTGTTGGTTGGTAATAACTTTCTATCAATAAGGAAAATAACATGAAGAAGAATCGAGCGGATAAGGATGAGGGTCTTTTCATAGACCCTCTCCTAACCCGTCCCGACCGAGTCGCGATCGTGGCTCTCGGGGCGAGTGCGAAAAGCTTCATTATGGAGCAAATGAGTAACGGTGGTATGAATAGTCCATTCGACGAAGTTTGGACTGTTAATCGAGGACTAAGAGGATTTGTGCATGACAAAGTTTTTTGTATGGATGACCTTAAGTGGTTGGAAAAGAGGAATAAATCGTATGCTAACTTTCTCAAGAACCATGATAGACCTATTATCACAAGCACTCCTTATCCCGACTATCCTATGTCCATTCCCTATCCTCTGCACGAAGTCATGGAGACCATCGAGGATGACATCTTTACACAGAACACGATAGCTTACATGGTTGCATATGCTATACATACTGGAGTGAAGGAACTTACCGTTTACGGAGGAGATTTTGTGTATCCAAACGGCAACTTTTCCGAGAAGGGTGGACAGGCTGTTGCCTATTTGCTCGGCATGTTCAAGAGTTTAGGTATGTGCCACCGTTTGCCGGGGGACACCACTCTGCTTTACGCAAACACGGTTAAACCTCAACCTGACGGCACTATTAGGCGTACTCTCTATGGGTATCATAGAAAGGAAGAAGTAGCGGAGGACGTTGAGAAAGAGAAACAGCGAAAGCGTAGACAGAAGGAGTCAAAGTAATGGGCCTTTCAATAGACCAAGTTCACAAGATGCGGAAAGATAAGTTATCTCAGAGAATGATTCTGACAGGCAAGAATCCTTATGTTCGCTGGATCTCTGAGGGTAATTTTCCAGTTAACTGTCAGAATGGTCGGTTTTATACTGATGGAGGTGATCCTATCGCCATCGCTGATGTGCCTAGTTGGGTCTGGAATGAGGCGCGGAAAATGAATGAGGAAGGTAGGAAGAACGTAGGTCTTGTGCTTCCTGAGGAGGGAGCTGAAGATAAACCGGAACCTAAGGAGGAACCTCCACAGGTGAGGATCGAAGATGAGCCAATCCGTACACTGGTTGACGAAGTTTATGAGTTGAAGGCTGGTGAGGACTCTCATTGGACCAAGAAAGGACTTCCTGATCTTAATACACTTAAGGAAAAAATGGGGAGGTATGTTAGCAGGGGCGAGGTAGAAGAAGCAGCTCCAGGGTATAAACGACCGTCATAGGAGAATTAAATGGCTACTGCGATTGTTATTTCTGATGGTGAGTATGTAAGTAGAGGAGTATACCGACAGGTATGGGATTGGTCGGCCACTACTGCTCTCGCCGCCACAGCTACTGGTTTTGGCAACCCTGCTGTTCTTTCCAACTATGTTGAGTTGACGGTAGAGGTGTTTGGGCCTACAGGAGGTAGTACTAACGTCCTCGTTGAGGGTGCTTTACTGGCGACGGGTCCATACCATGTTCTTGAGAGTGTAACATCAGGTGCGATGAACACAAATAGTGCTGTTACGGGGAAGCTGTTTACATGCAGAACAACTCCTATATATGTAAGACCTAGGGCGAGTACCGTAACTGGTGGTGCAACACCGTATGTATCTATAGTGGCTAGGTAAGTGTCGTACCTTCTGCGATGGGCTAAGAAGAGAGCTAAAGCTAGGCGTATAAGAAGCATACGTTCCGGCTACCTACCTGACTATTTGCTCATGGAAAGTGGAGATGTTCTACTTCGTGAGAATGGCGATGCCTTACTAATGGAGTGAGCAATGGCTTCTTCTAAAATATCAGACTTAACATCAATAACAGGCGTAAATACAGCATCTGGCGATCTTTTCCCCGTTGTTGATATAGATGCATCAGCAACAAAAAAGATTACTAGAGATGAGTTAATTAGCAGGGTTATAACTGATACCGGCAACGTTGTTGCTTCTCAGATGTTTAGCAATTAGCAGAGCTTAGGGGTGAGTAAATGACTGCGGTTGGATTATTTATCTTAGGTGGCGTCGTTGGCAGGATGAAGGGTGGTTGGCCGGGCTGGCTTAAACTTCCCAAGGTGGTGAAACGCCTGATGATGGCTGCTTGCTACGTCCTCGCTTTGTGGCTTGCTGGGGTTGCTATTTTACCGGCGGTTCTAATCGGCGTAGTGTTGCCGTGGTGGGGGATCGTGATGGGTCATGGTTCCTACATGGACTTAGCCCTAAGTCCCGGTAAAGATAACGAGTTCTTTGCCCCAGTCCTAAATGTTATTCCAGGCCTAAGTGAAACCGACGGTCCTAATTATGTGCGGGATTTCGTGGGTATGGCCCTCACTGGACTTACTCTTACTGTTCCTGTAAGTATCGCCCTAGCATTTATAGGCTATCCTACTTGGTATTGGGTAGTTGGTGTTGGCAAGGCATTGTCCTATGCCGTGGGATGGCTTATACAACCTAATGACGGAGCGCGTCAATCACCCCAGTGGGTCACATCCCTGCTAGGTATCAATGGTGGTGGCACTATAGGTGAATGGCTCTGGGGTTCTGTATCAGTTGGAATGCTTTATGTATTCTTAATGAATGGTTGGTAAAGGGATAATATAAGATATGGCTAACTACACTACATCAGCCGATCTACTCGACGATATTCTGGATAGAGCAGGTGAGAAGACTGATGGCACGTCCGACTTTAACGCCGCAGCTATTCGTTACCTAAACCGAGCGTATCAGGGTATCTGGAAGGGTGGAGGTGCTCTTGATCCCGAAGTACACGAAACGTGGTGGTGGATTAGGAAGGATGATCAAGGAGTGCTTACTCTTGACCCTGTTATTGACACAGGAACAGTGAGCGTTACTAATAACAGCACTTCTATTACATTCAGCTCTGGTCCTACCCCCTCTGTTGCGGGTCGTCATATTAAGATAGACGATCACGCGGATGTGTTTGTTATATCTGCTCATAGCGCGGGGCAGACGAGTGCTACACTTGAAAGTGTGTACACTGGAAGTACTGATGCTACTGCCTCCTACAAAGTTATGCATCTCGATTATGATCTTGCAGGAGATGTGCTTTATCTCTCATCTCCTATGAAGGCGTTTCAGGATGGACGTAAAGAAATTCCTGGAATCGACCTAAATTCATTATCAGAAAAGTATCCTCTTAACCATACAGCCGCAGGTGTGCCTAAGAACTTTGCTTTTTTATCTCAATCCAAGGTACGCTTTTCTCACTACGGAGGATCAAGCAGCACTGATCTTATTAAGATAGATTATGAGTATGCTGCTGAGCCTAGTGATTTAGCAGACGACTCAAACGAACCTTTAGTACCTAGGGAATATCGCTTTATCTTGGCAGACTGGGCGCTTATGTTCATTTATGCAGATAAGGATGATACTCGCGTAGGAGATACAATGGTCCTAGCTCAACGTGGTCTTGTGGCGATGGCAAAAGAAAATAGACGGCGTATGAGCTTTATGGGTGGCAATATGTTTGGTAAGATTGTTACGAGGCAGAAAGAGCTTGATAGATTCACTGCACCACTACGTACAGAAAGTGGTCTTATTATAGGGTAGTTATGGGTTTTACTGGTCAAATAGCGGAACTTCCTATAGGTATGCAAGGGCTTACTGGAAATAAGAACCAGTCGCAAATAAGCGAACAGCAGCTTATTGTTGCTAATAACCTTACGTACGAGGATGGAACACTCCGCAAAGAGGGCGGCACGGCTAAATATAACAGTAATGCTATATCAGCCACTCCCTCTATTCTTCAAGGTATAGATTGGAATCATGACGGATCTACTCAACGAATGGTGGTATTTACGAGTAATGGTAAGCTTCTGAAAGACTCAGGTGATGGGACTTTTCCTGTCACGCTTAAGAGTAGCTTAACTGTGTCAGGTGCCACCTCACCTATATTTGTTCAGGGGGGAAAAGAAGTTGCGGCTAATAATCAAAAGCTCTTTATTTTCTCAGCAGCTAACGTTGTTCAAGTACTATCTGCTGATGGAGCCACTACGAGCAACTTAGCCACGCCCCCTGCTGATTGGTCTGGAGGTGATCAACCTGTCTGTGCTACCGCTCATGAAGGTAGGATATGGGGTGGAGGAAATCCTAACGATCCTCATAGAGCTTATTATAGTAGGACCACTGACCATGAAGACTGGACAGGTGATGGCTCCGGAACCATTTCCATATATCCTGGTGATGGTGGCGGCGGCATTGTTGGTATGTTTTCGTTTAAGGGTTTGCTCGTCGTGTTTAAGAGCCCCAGAGGTATTTATGCCGTAGATACTACTAATCCTACTGTAGCTAATTGGAAGGTTTCTCAGATATCTACTACAATAGGCGCAGCCGCTGTGGGTACTATGGCTCACATGGATGAGGATATTGCGTTCATAGATGAGGCCGGCACTCTCTGGTTAGTATCTTCTGTGCAAGTTTTTGGTAATATAGGTGCTAGATCTCTTGGAGATATTAGTGACATAAACACGTTTATTCGAGATAATCTAAATTTAAGTAATAAAGGAACATGGAGAATGATTAACTATCCTCACAAGAGGGAGTTACATATAGCATGTACTGGGTTAGGTGCCACTACGAATAATCAACGTCTGGTTATAGATGTTGAGGCAGGACAACCTCGGCTGCGCTCCTCGGATAGAGATACTGCTGTTTCTTTATGGCTTAGAGAGGAAAGTGGAACACCTCGTCTTATGTTTGGAGATGATGCAGGCTTTGTATATAAAATGGATCAAGACGCTAGATCGGATGCAGGCGCTGGGTATGCTGGTGAGTTTCAGTCAGCTCATAACGATCTTGCATTTATGGATCCTTCGCTTGCATCTATAGATAAAAGTGGCTGTTTCTTGGAGTTAGTAGTAGAACCTAAGGGTAATTGGAACCTTTCTGTAGATATGAACTGGGATACCGTGTTGCAGGAAACATTACAATTCAATATGGGAACTGCGGGAGCTACTCTTGGTACGTTCGTGTTGGGAACCGACGTCCTTGCTGGAAGTGCTATCCTAAATAAGAAGAAACGCATAACAGGGGGTGGACGAAGATTATCCATAAAGGGTAGTAATAGTGGCGACGCACAGGACTTTTCTGTAGCTAAGTTCCTCTTATACTTTACCCGCTCAGATGATGGAGTTCCCTAATGTCTGCTGACAAACAGAAAATGTTGAATCGTATCACTGCTGCTAAGGCCAAAGATGGGCCTAATTGTTGCATAAATAAGCGCGACTACATAGAACACAACGAAAAGTGTGATTCTTTAATAGATGCCGTGTATTGCAAAATGTGCGGTTGTAAGATAAAATCACTTATTCCTGATGATCGGTTTGAGGAAAGTAAAACTATCAATGGAAAGATAGTTATTTTTCAACGTCTTATACTAGCTGAGACAAGTAACTATAGGGAGATCCTAATAGAGTTTGATGATGGCTCTGCTCATGTTACATGCGCTTGTAATAGTTGCATAGCCAAAATGCAGTCAGCAGATCTTGAGGAAATATACGCTACAGATATGGACGACTGGGTTGGGGATGAAGAAAAAGGGCGTGGTCCTGTAGATGGCGTTAATTGGGGTACCTTGGCGCATAGAAGTCCAACGCGTTTCAAAAAAATCTCTTTTAAGGATAGAGGGTAGATATGGCGGGTTTATATTCACATACTACGCGCGCAACGGGTACTACCCTAACCGCTAGTATATACAACACAGATCATCAAAACCATATAGATAATCATGTCACAAGTCAGATGGATGATTACTCCTCGTCAGTGGCGGAAATGAAAACTACTACGGACCCTTACCCCGCTGCGTCCGAAAGTCAAGCAACTACATTAGCGGGTGAACTTGAGCGTATTCGTTACCTCATCAAGCAAATAACAGGCGAAACTGAGTGGTACATAGATCCCGACGATACAATAGCATCTATGAACAGTACTATTTCTGGCCTTGCTGGTGCAAGTGATGTAAGCTCTATCATAGCAACTCAAATGTTTAATACGTAGGAGGTATTATGGCTACGTTCTCTAAAATCATCCTGTCTGGTTCTACTGATGGCAAGGGTATCCAGGTAACAGGAACATCAGCGACTGCCGGAACTGTTATCCATACCGCTGTTACCGGCTCTGCACAGAGTATCGATGAAATCTTCTTATGGGCTTATAACACAGCGACCACGGATAGGACGCTTAGTATATCATGGGGAAGCACAGGACCAGGTACTGAGTGGAATTATTGCGTAACTGCTGAGACTGACGGTCTGCACTTGGTTGCGCCTGGTCTTGTACTAAAGAATGAACTTGTCATTAAGGCATATGCTACTGTTGCGAATGCCATGCACATCTTTGGTTACGTTAATAGGAGCGCCTCGTAATGGTAAGACGCTTTGGTCTAGGTAGAGTTGGGGATAAAGCGGGCGGCCTCGCCGGGGCCGTTCGTTCAGAGCCTACTATGTTTCTTGGTAGGATGGATATGAGAAAGATTGGTGGAAGCTTTGCGGGGGTCGCTGCTGCTGGGCCGCTTTCATTTGGGGCTGATGAAATCCCTGATATGACAAGCGACACGG